AATAATGTTTGATTACATGATTTCAAACAGATTGGGTCTATACTTGTCGTAGGTAGTCAGACAATCTATTGTTTGTACGTGTTAGTTATATTTAGAAAAAATGCCTTGTCAACACTTTTTTATCGTGCTGCACCAGATAAATCATATACAAACTTACCTGATCGCATTGCTTCCATTATAGCTTCCTGATTTTTAGCATAGTCTTTGTCTGACATTTTGTCCACTTGGGATTCACGCCAGTAGTTATTAGACTCGTCTGCTGTCGGAGAAGCCTTAGAGCGAGTGTTTACAACAGAAGCTGCCGACTTCTTGTTATCGCTCTTTTTAGTTGTGATACCTGCGTCTATTTTGTACAAGTCTATAACTCGTGCAACAGACTTAGCATCATCAACATTCTCGTAGAGAGCGTCCTGTACCCACTTAGGCTGTGCCTCTGCCCAATCGTGGAACTTGTCGTCCTCTCTTATCTCTGAAAAGTCAGGATGCAGTTTCATAAGTTCAGCCTCAGCTTTTTCTTTTACTGCCTCTACTCTCATCGTCTCGATGTTTTCAAGCCTTTTGTCAAGATCGCTTGATCTTTCTCTAGCTTTCTTATCAGCTATAGTCTCAACTATACC